AAGCAGCTTTTGATCTTGCTATAGCAGCAGCACCAAAAAAATCTAACTTCTTTCCATTTGTTGTAGTAAATTTACCTCTGTTTGCAATCATCTCTAATAATTGTTGATTAGCACCACCTTGTACCCAATTCAAAGCACTTGTTGCTTCATTAGCTACTACCTTGCCACCCAAAGATTGCTGTAGTGTAGCTCTTAAATAGTACAAATATTCCAAAGCAACAGTATCTGAATTAAGAGCTTTGTTAAATGGATGTGATGGTTCTCCTACAACTTTTGCTAATCTTGGTGCTAAATCATCTTCATCTCTTAATCTTTTTACTAATTTTTGATATTCTTGTTGTTGTTGTAAAGGTGTCAATGCACCTGATTCTATACGTGCAATATCAACTGCAAGATCATCATTTATCATTTGATAAACAGTTCTAACTACTGCCTCGTTGTATCCATCCTGACCTTTAACAAATTTATCCCATCTACCTGGATTTACAATTTTTCTTCTTGATACTCTTATGTTATTTATTCCAGTCAAAGAATCTGCATAAGCTAGATCAGAAGCCCAGTTACCACTAGCAGCCTCACTTGGTAATAAAGGATCAACACCTTTTCTTAATTTACCACCAGATTCTGCACCTACACTTCTACCAAAAACTCTTGCTAATAATTGTATAGGAGCTAATGGTCCAAAAGTAAGACCACGAGATACAAGTCTTAGTTGTTCTTCTCCAATAACTTTTACAGTCCAGGCAGGTTTTAAAAGTGCTAAAGGTTTAAATATGTCAGAGTTATACCAATCTAAAAATTGTATAAATGCTTCTGATTTTTCTCCACCAATTTTATCAACAAGTTTTGTCATATTACCACTTAAATTTTTTGTCATTTGATTTGATGCTTTTATAACCTTATTAAGCTCTGGTAGATAAATAGTATTGTTTATTTGTGTGCTCCACAATGCTCTAGCAACATCACCTGTCAGATCAACACCTTCTGCTTTCATTAATTCATTTATAGGAAAGTTGTTTCCTGCTGTTTCAAATCCATATTTACCTTTGTTCATATCAGCAGCTATATTTGCATCATTACTAAAACTTCTTGTTATTTTTGTAGCTGCTTTTGCTACAGATTCTTTTACTCCAGATTCAGTAAGTGCCTTGTAAAAATCACCTTCTAACCAATCTGCAACAACTTTGTTAAGACTAGCTCCTATATCTCCACCTTTTCCATAAGCATCAATAGAATCGTTTAATAATTTATTAGCAAGGGTTGTACCTTCTTCTGTTTGTTTTAAAAATGATTTTGACTGTAAAGCAAACCTATACAAATCTTTTAGAGCATCTGTTGGATTATTTGCATCAACTAATTTACCAAAAGAAGGTGCAAAATATAACTGTAATCTTTTTTGCAAACCATTAGCTCTAGTTACTTGTGGCACATACATATTTGTTGCATCAATTAATCTTGCTGATCCTACGCCATCTGCTTTATCTAAACCATCTTTTACAACTTTTTTAGATAAAAATGTATCTAGTACATCCTCTGCTCTTTTATCAAACGTTGTGAGTTTGTTATCTGTAATTGTTTTTTTAAGATCAGCAAAAAAAGTAGCATCTGTAATAGATTGTTTTGTACGAGTTATTATTTCAAAAGGATTATCAACATTTTCAAATAATAACTTTTTAAATTTTCTACCTTGTGATCCTGCTAAATATTGTTGTAGTGTTGGTCCGTGAAATGTTGATCTGATACCTTTTGTAATAACACCAGCATCATTCAATCTTTCTGCAACTTGAAATAATTTTTTTGCATCCTTGATTCTTCCTAAACCTAAAGTTACCCAATTTTCAGGTGATAATATTTGAAATGCAAAATCTAATGCACCAGTTGCAAACTGTGCTTGTTTAGTTCCTGGTTCAAATACTTCATAGCCACCTAAATCTTTAAAAACTTTTCTACCTGGTGATACAGAGGGATTTAAACCAGCATCTTTAAATTGTTGCCCTAGCTCACCTTGGAATTGAATAATATTTTCTGCTGCTTCTCTTGCTTCTAAATCTATTTGCACACCTAGAACATTATCAAGAACATATTGTCTAGCTTGTATTGGATCATAACCTGCAGCAACTAATCTTTTGTATTCATCTGTATCAGAAGGATCAGTAGATTGTGCAATCCAACCTCTACCCATATCAAAATTTTCACCTGCTCTTATTGCTTCTAGCATTTTTGGTGTACGAAGTGCTCCTTTTATAGCTTGACTGTAAGCATCTTTAAAAGACATACCAGGGTTTTGATCTTGAAATTCCTCTGCTCTTTGTAAAGCAGGAAAAATAGCTTCGTATATATCAATAAATCCAGTTACTAAAGTTCTAGTTGTTGGTTTTAGAACATTATCTATAGGACTACCAATTACTTGAAAAAACCTGTTGTTTTGTACTTGTGCTGCTAGTGGATTTTCTCCAACAAATCTTTTTATTTTATTAAAAGCTGTTTCTTTTTGTAACTCAACTTTCTTTGCAATATCATTTAATCTATTGTCTTGAAATCCAATACCTAGTTTTGCTGCTGCAGCAACAACACTGCCAGGTAAATTAGGATAATTATTTGCTATTTCAGCAGCTCTGTTTGCTTCTTCTTGTGATACAACAGGAGATACATCCTGTTTTGTTTTTAAGGTTTCTTGAAAATTATCATCAAACAAGTCATCATCATAACCAAAGTTTTTAATAACCATTAGTCAAAATCCACCAACTGCAATAATGCAGTATCTCCTGTAAGTGCATACATTTGATACAGTAAATCGTTTACATTATTTTCTGGTGGTACTGCTGGACCTGGACCAGGACCAATATTTAAACCTGATGTAACAGGTTCATTTATTTTTTGTGTTGGTCCAAATACATCAATATCTGACATTTGCCTTTTTTGTTTTGGTTGAGCTGGTGCTTGTGGTAATGTATCTTTTGGCAAAGGTGCAGCTTGTTGTTGTTCTGTTAAATCTTTTTGATCTCCATAAGAAACACCTGGCATTCTACGAACAGCTTGTGTCGTATCTTGCGTATTTCTTGCAGCAGGAGGTAAATTACTATTTCTCCTAGTTATACCTCTGTTACTCGGACTTCTCGCCATCTTCTTCATCCTGTTCTTCGTATATAAATGTTTGACTAATAATCATATAACCTTGTGGTAAATCTATAGGAGAGAATGGAGAAAATCTAAGTTTTGGTTCGTACATTTCTGCTTCTAATATTATGTTATCACCAATCTCATCAACATCATCAAGTAAGTTAAATACTATATCAGCAAATTTTTTATTAATTGACATTATCCTCCCATACCTTGTAGTAATTGTGCTATGCCTGGTGGAGCACCCTGTGGTGGTAGGGAAGCTCCTCCAAGCAATTCTTGTTCTTGTTCTGGTATTTCTGGATCTTCTGCTGTGTAAAACTTGTCAAGTATTGTACTCATATCATCAGGATTTTTCCTGATCTGTATTACAGCCATAGTTGCTTTTGGATCACCTTGTTGTGCTTGTGCCAGTAAAGAATCAAATAAAACTTTCTCTGCTTTTTCTTTTGTAATTCTTTCGTTTACTCTGACAATATTATCTAAACCATCAAGATTTTCTTGTAATGTCTGTGTGTCAATAATACCTGCTTGTAACAACTGTAAACCTGTAACAATTTTTTGTGGTTCATCATATCCTGCCATAGCACCATAAACACGCCTTGTCTTAAATGCACCAGCAATATCTTTTTCTGGATCGTATGTTTCTGAAAAGAAAGTATTGTTGTAATATCCAGAAAATGATTTTGTTGAACCACCATACATTTTTTGATCCCACTCTAATCTTTTGTAGTCAATCATTTCTGCAGCATCTGCCATTACTGTATGATATTCTCTAATCATTAATGACATAGATGCACCGAGTTCTTCTAATCCTCTACCTGTTGCAAAGCTAAGTGGGCTTTGTGAATCATCAGATACAGGATAAGAACCACCAACTCGTAGTTGTCGTTCTATTCTGTCTATTTGTTGAAAGATTTGATAAGGTACATTTGATGCTGGTTTAGATACTTGTGTACCAGGTGCAAGATAGTTAACAGCAAATCTGCCTTTTCTATATTGACCTGATTCTATTTCACCAGATATGTTTGTTTCTGTAAATACAGCATCTTCCATAGCTATTATTGACATAACATTTATCTTTGCCATAGAAGCCATTAGTCCTATGATCTGGTCATATTGTCCTTGTAACTTGTCAAAAGCAAATTTCTTTGCAATAACAAATGCAGGTCCACTATCTAGTGGGTTAGGAATAAAATCTAGTACTGTTGCAGATGTCATATGGAAAATGTATGTGCCATCTAAGTTGTAATACTCTGCTATTAAATCACCTTCACCGTTTGAGTTTGCCCAGCTACCATTGTAAGAATCTGTATAAGCAGAAGCATAGGCATTACCTATACCAAGGGTATTAGTTTCATATCCATCTTTAGACATAATCTTATCTGCAAATCTTGGATAAGTTCTTGCTAGTGCTTCTTTAGGTACTCTACGAACAATAGCCATTTCTTTTGGTTGTTGGTCTGCACCAAAGTAACCAGGAAAACAATTATAAGGATCACGAAGTTCTGCACAAGGATAAGGTGTACCATCTGGACCTTTTTTCTCTCTAATAACCCATACAGCAAAACCATAACCAGGTAGCCATCTACCTACTTGTGGCATTTGTAATTCTAATTTTTGTGTTTCATCATAAGATGTAACTATTCTTGCAATCTTTTCTGCTTTTTGTTTTGATCTCTCGCTGTCTTTACCATTAGGTGTATCTACTTTAAGATTTGGAATACGACCTATTTTTTGTGATAGATGTTCTAAACCTGACATCATAAGGTTAGGTACAGGTATTTGATAATCTTCAAAACCCTTTATCTGATCACCTAGTAATGCAAGAATACCATCAGGTCCACCATTCATAATTGCACGAATACGACCTCTAGTAGAATACGCACTTTGGTTATCATAATGTAATTGTGTAATCTGATATTGTATTTCTTCAGGTGTCATCTTAACCCCAAGGTGCTTCGTTCATATTGCTTAAATCCCATTCTCCAAAACTAGGTTTGTAGTCCAAACCAACTTCGGCTAGTCTTTCTTTCTGCAATCGCCTTACGACACGCATTGGAAACCAACTAGCCATAACAACATCACTCTTATTATTTCTACCAGATTGCTTACTAGCACCTGTTGAAAAATAAATTAGTTGCCTACGATATATATTACTCTTTGTTTCGCTTTCTGCACTACCATAGGGCAAACTTATTAGTTGTTGCTTAAACAATTCTCTCATACTTCCGACACCAAAGATAGGATCAAATTTGTTTTTTTGTGTCTGATGTCCTTCTAAATATATGCCCATTCTTGCACAATACTCTCTAAGTTCTGTATCTTGTCGTATTGCTCTTTGAAATCCGTTTTCTTCTATAACCCAATGTGCAAGATTATACTTTTCGTGCCACTTCTTTATTGTTTTTCTTGCCTGTATAATGCCACCACCCTTTTGATTTTCTATATCAATCATATACATTTTGCCTGTGTCAGTATTGATTGCCCATAAAAACGCTGCTTGATAACCAGTAGAAGCTGGATCAAGTCCTGCTATAAGTTTTACCCCAGCAGGTACTTGTCCAATTATTCTATTTGAATCTCTACAACTATCTATTTCTTCTACATCAAACATAGCTATACCTTCTGCAAATGCTTTGTTAAGATATACCATTTCAAATATTGCTTTACCACCTGTAGTTTCAGCAGCTTGTAATCGTGAATACAACCATTTGTAACTACGTTTCTTTTCCCATAGCATACAATCAGTATGTTCAGCAAACTCTGTTTCTGGTTTTACACACTCTGCACTATGTGCTTCTTCTACAATTTTGTGCATTTGTGGATTTTCTAATAAAAAGTTGTATAAATCTTCAGGATGTTGTCTTGATCCAATAATAACTATTGCTGTATGTTCTTCTTTACGAGATGACAAAGTAGTTGTCCACCATTGTCTAGTCTGTTCTCTTGCACTAGGTTGTATTGTTGTGCCGTGATCTTCTATATCATCAGCAATAATTAAGTCTGTATCACGAGAAAGTATCTTACCACCCTTACCTACAGCTACCATTGTCGGTGATTTAATACCAGTTACAGTTCTAGTAGCTACAGTAAATTGTCCTGCTGTCCAAGACTTACCTGATCTATTCTTTGGTTTAAATGCTTGACCTGGTATGCAAAAGTCCTCTATAAGTTTTTGATTATGTTCTAAGTGGTCTAGCACAGAACCTACTGCGTTCTTTGCTATTTCTTCGTTACCACCTACCCACATAATTCTTACATTAGGATTTTTGCATATCTGCCATACAGCAAAGTGTGTAAGCAAGTCTGTCTTGCCGTGTCGTGGTGGAGATAATATCATTTGTTCGTTACCCTCATCAATAGCTGTCAATATGGCGTTTATCCATTTTTGATGAAAGTCTGCTGTTTCGTATTTCTCTCCTGTTTCTGTTTTAAAGTATCTATCTCTAAAATCTTCAAACTTGCGTAAAGATTCAATAGCTTCTTTTGGTGTTTCCCAATCTTCTGCTTTTTTTAAATTAACCTTATCTACTTTGTATGCTTCGTGCATTTTTGTAACAATGGTATTAGATACATCTAATAGTTTTGCTACTTGTTGTTTTTGTATAAGTTTCTTTTCTACTTTCTCTGCATATAGCTTGACATAATCTTCATAGTGTTCACCACGAGATACTGTCATTTGTGTAGATGCTTGTTCTAGTTTTTTTCTTTTGTAATACGCTTTACGGTTACATTGATCAGAACAATATATTTTTTTATTAGAATGTGCTGTAAATTTTTTCTCGCAACCTTTATTGCTGCAAGTTTTTCTTTCAGCCACTATTTTTTTCTTTTACGTTTTGCTTTGTTTTTTTTACTGTTAGGAAAACCTTTTTGCATTTCTTTATATGCTTTAGGGCTAATAGTAGATTTTTTCTTTGACCTACTTGTACCTGCTTTTTTCCTTTTGTTTATGTTGTAATATAAACCTTTTTTAGCTGCCATTATTTCCAACTCTTTCTTGCTTTT